TCCAACGATTTACGAGCGCCTTACGGCGTTTCGCTATAGTCTTTGAAAGATCTGTTCTCCCCCAAGAGGCGTCCTCCATCCTAAAGATGAGAGAAAGCCCTTCCAGTTGGAAAACCATTGAATCCTTGACTACGTCAGGGAGTTCTACGGCACCTTCTGGGAGGTCACGATCCGGGTCACGAGATTGATATCGGACCCCTTGAACAATTTGTTCAGATTCTTCCATTACCCATGAGGGTATGGCTTTATCTGCACATTGCCAAGGGCGTAAGAGGAAAGAGGGATCTTTCTTCTTACCTGTATCCGTTATCAAAACGGCGATTGCTTTACGGTGTTCAGGTCCAATTATACGTTCGAGTGAACGGTCACGGGGTCCCGCAAGGAGCCCCGAACCGCCTAATGAACGAGCAATAGGTGGGAGCCCGAGAGACCGAAGTCTTCGGGCAGTGGATGACCACAGGGATTGTTGTACAGCGTAAATACGCGGTACACAGAATTCCTGTTTCATCCCTTCCACAACAGCGCCTAGGGTCCTCCAAAGAGGTCCCGCAGCCACCCTAGAGAGAACGTCACCTGACCCAGAAGTTGGGTAGACGAGTCCTCTTAGGGGTATTGCGTCATCGATTCTCCAACCGGAGACCTGGACGGCGTAATAACTGTTGATTGGAGGCAATAAAGCCTCCAATGCCTTTGCTTGTTTATTAGTAGATACCGATGGAAAGGTCCGTAGGATAAACTTACGGTTCCTCTTCATTGGGTATCCATCACATAGACGTACTTTTGAACCCGAGAACCTAATAAGGCGCTCGAGGTAGACACCCCGCCTGCGGGAGTTAGCATGCTTACCGTCTGAGAATTCCATACCGCATTCACGGCAGGATTTCTCATAAGCAAGTCGAACACAGCGCTCAACAACGGCAAGAGAGTCATCTCCAAAGATCGAATAGGTGTTAAGCCTATGAGTCTTTTCTGGAGCTTCAAGAGCCATTCTCCACCAAAAGAGGTGAGAGAGGTTCAAGAGAGCCCAAGTACTCGGGAGTCCCATAAGGATTCCACGAGAGGAGGTTATCTCAGTGCCATCTGGATAGCTGATAACTTGAGGACCCGTCATCCGTTTAAGGATACGGTACTCAATATTAGTCAGTTTTCCAGAATCGTTGAGCCCTTCGACCAAGGCAGAAATCAAGTCCAAAGGGAGAAGGTCCGATGCAGCAGTAAAATCGCTGGAAAGGACCTCTCCTTGAGAACCTATAAATCTGTCAAGGCATGCTTTAATGTCCCCCGCAAGAATGTCACGGACGGCCGGGTCTTTACGAAGACCTCGGAACAACCGTCTACGAACTTGGTGGCCAAGGATTATATCAGGAGCAGAGCTCTTGGTAACGATCCTAGCTTTCAAGCCGAACTCTGGCACAACTTCAACCTGAGCTTTAGGATACTCATCCCAAGGGATCACTGATTCACAACATGTTGTGAGCCGGCGACCCGCAAGGATTCGTTCCCAAAGTTCAGGAGAAACAGTGTCAGGACGTTCGCATTCGAGCGGAGGTGCATTCTCCCCCCCAAGAGCCTCTCTAACCCATTCAGCCTGACCACCCATTTTCCTTGTCTTTTCAAGACAGGAAGAGTCGGTGAGCGAAAGCTCATCGACAGGGTTGGTGTCAAGCCGTTTGGATGCCCACGATTTCGCAAATTGCCTTGCTTTCACAAGGTATCTTTGTGGCGTCGTGTGCACACTAGAGAGGTGCTCCCTATGGTCTGATTTTGCTCTTTGTACCGTCCTTTCTGGAGGACCGGGCAAAGCTCTCTTGATGAAAGAGAGTTGAGCAGTGTCCTTAACAGGGGCACTACCAAACCATGGGTGGGTGATCCTTCTGTCTTCTATCCAACCGATCCTAGCTAAAGAAGCAAGCTTCTTCAGTTCGGATAAGGTGTATTCGACGCCAGAATGTCGAGCCGTCTTTCTCACTTTCGTGAGACAGCGGATGAAGGCAGGAGAATTAGCACTAGGGTTGAGGGATAGATCACTAGCATGGTCGCAGGCTCTAAGAGCCCGTTGACATGCATCGAGTCTATCACTCGAAGAGTCCTCGTTCCGACGAGAGACCCTTCCGCGCACGCTAGCTACAGCGTTATCAGAACCATCTTGGGAATCACCCAAGGAGTTCTGTACTGCAGGTTGCGCCGACATTCCTCCTCGTAAAGAGGATGGAGGCATAGCTTCAGTAGTAGCACGGCAAGAGGGTCTGAGGAACCTAATACCTGAATCAATCAGGTTTTGGATCTTTAGACAGATGACCCTTACGATGTAAACTAAAGTAACTACTTTGGGATTACTGAGAAAAGGTTGTCAACCTCTAGCCCACCTGGACCGCTAAAAGCGGC